ATTGGTAAGTACGGAGCTTGGTACGAGGGTAACGGTGATGATCGACTGCCGGGAATTAAGTACCAAGGGTCGTGGGACGACGCTCTTGCAAAAGACGTAAAGGGTTACCCGAAAGAGTTTTTGTTTGTTATTTTTACAAACACGGCGGTCAACGAGCAGAAAGAAATACTGGTAGGTGCAGGTACTATTTTTGACAGATTGCTTAAAACGCAAGGGCAGTACGGTTACTTTAAGAAGCGCAGGTTTGATGCTGATACGCTAACTGAGTTTTTAAAAGCGATGGGCGGTGCGTACTTAAAAAACAGTAAAGCCGAGGCAACTAAAGAAAATGTGGCGGCGTTTATAAGTAGCGGCGAAAAGGACATGTGGGAGTCTGGCAGTACGCCAGCAAAAAAGATGGCAGAGAAGGCAAATAAATACCGCGACATGTGGCTTTTATCGCAACCCAAAGGTGTTTATTTTGTTGGGTCAGATCACCTGCAAGACTTAAAATCGCTGCACTCAGGTAAAAGTTCTGGTGTCGAAAAAAGTGATGTAAACCGGAAAAATACTAAGCTAATATGAAAGCGCCACAGAAGTCGCTTAAAGACTGGGGAGACCAAAAATGGCGAACCAAAAGCGGAAAGCCGTCGTCAAAGACCGGAGAGAGGTATCTCCCGGAAAAGGCAATCAAGGCACTAAGCCCAGCCGAGTATGCCGCCACGACGAAGGCAAAGCGGGCAGGGAAGAAAGCAGGAAAGCAGTTTGTAGCGCAGCCTAAAGGCATTGCAAAGAAAACAGCGGGGTTTAGATAATGGGATTCAAAGACACCCTAGGCTCAATATGGCCTAACTACGGCGCTGTTACAGGCCGAGGCAGCTACGGACAGATGCTTAACCCTGACCAAGCTGCAGAGAACGCTACAGAGGACTACAAAGCCAAAATGGCTAGACAGTACGCTGGCGACCAAAAGCGGCAAGCTGACATGATGTCTGAGTTCAAGCCAGCCGGTATGAAGAAGGGCGGTAAGGTTAAGTCCGCTTCGCAACGTGCAGATGGGTGCTGTATTCGCGGCAAAACGAGGGCTTAAATGGCTGAGTTAAAGCTCACCCCGCAGGAGCAAAAGATGGTTGACTACCACCGGAATAACATCCGCAGTGGTAGCGTCGGGGTGGATCAGCACGGCAATCCGGTAACAATTTATACGACGACTATTCCTGTGGACGAGCGTAACCCAAAGGGCGCTCATGCTAATGTTCCGGGGTATGTCGGCGGCAAGGTCAGAAACAGAGAAGAACTACAGAAGCTGTTTAAGGACGAAATAAAAGAAGGCAAGTGGCCTGTTTATAAGTCTGGAGAAGCAGCAGATAGTAGGGCTAGAGAGATCCACAAAATTATGGATGACGAAGTTGGTGAGGCTGAAGAGTCTTTGAAGAAGACTAAGAACCCCAACAGAGTCACTACTTTTAAGAAGGGCGGTAAGGTTAAGTCTGCCTCCGCCCGTGCCGATGGCTGCTGTATTCGCGGCAAAACGAGGGCTTAAATGGCTTACACAACCGACACAACTGTGTTTAACCCAGACCTCAACGAGATTTTCGAAGAGGCTTTTGAGCGTTGCGGCTTGGAGTTGCGCACGGGTTACGACTTCCGTACTGCGCGTCGGTCAATGAACTTCCTGATCACGGAGTGGGCAAACCGGGGCATTAACCTGTGGACGATTGAGCAGGGCTACATTAACTTGGCGCAAGGAGTAACGACCTATGATCTACCTGATGATACCGTGGATCTTATTGAGCATGTTATTCGTACTGATGCCAACCAAGGCCCTAACCAGACTGATCTGAATATCACCCGTATCTCGGTCTCGACCTACTCGACTATCCCTAACAAGCTGACTCAAGGCCGTCCGATTCAGGTATGGATTAACCGTCAGTCGGGGCAAAAGGTAGGGTCGAACACAGCTACGGCAAAGCATCCGCAGATTAACGTCTGGCCAGCGCCGGATCAGGGCACGACACAGAACCCGTACTACGTCTTCTACTACTGGAGATTGAAGCGCATCTACGATGCTGGTACGGGCACAAACGTGGTCGATATTCCGTTCCGTATGATTGAGCCGCTGACCGCTGGTCTGGCGTACAAGATTGCTGTGAAGAAGCCGGAGGTTGACCCGCAGCGCGTTATGGGTTTGAAAGCCATGTACGACGAGGCTTGGGAATGGGCATCGTCGGAAGACCGCGAGAAGGCGGCGGACAGACTTGTTCCACGTGAAATGTTCTTCTAAATCATGGGCAATAGGTTTTCCAGTGGCAAACACTCGATTGCGGAATGTGACCGCTGCGGGTTTCGCTACAAGCTAAAAGAGCTGAAGAAGCTCACGATCAAGACCAAGCAGGTCTCGATCAAGGTGTGTAAAACATGCTGGGAACAGGATCATCCCCAGCTACAATTAGGTATGTATCCGGTACAAGACCCACAGGCGGTACGGGAACCAAGGCCGGACAATAGCTATTACCAGTCGGGCTATACAGGGTTGCAGTTGACGACGAACACGGATAACGGCGATCCGGGTGAAGGTAGCCGTGTGATTCAGTGGGGCTGGTGGCCTGTTGGTGGGGCGAGTGCAAACGATGCAGGGTTAACGCCCAACTACCTGACATCGGCTGGTGTGGTGGGCAGTGTAACTATCTCTTAGGAGTAAATGATGGACGCAAAACAGGTTAAGCGGATCGCAGACAAAGAAATCAAGGGTCACGAGAAGCGTATGCACGGTGCCAAAAAGATGGCAAAAGGCGGCGTTACTACCGATCAGATGAAAGCTATGGGTCGCAATCTGGCGCGTGTGGCTAACCAGAAAACAGGCTAAGGAGTACAACATGGCTAAATTTTCTCAGAAAGTTAAAGGCAAAGAAATCGGCCAAGCCGCTGTGTACGCCGCTCCTCATACTATGAACGGCAAGGAAATTAAAAGCGGCCTGTCGTACACCGCTGGGGCTAAGGTTATGACCGAGATGAACCCGTCTGTTGCTGGCATCTCCAAGGGCAACTACAAGCCGACCAAGACCGATGGCATCACTATGCGCGGCGCAGGTGCTGCAACTAAGGGTACTAAGTGCCGTGGCCCGATGGCCTAAGGAGTCGTTGTGAACTACGCAGCGTTAAAGCAGGCTATACAGGACTACACGCAGAACTACGAAACTACTTTCGTAAACAATATTCCTGTGTTCGTCCAGCAGGCGGAAGAGCGCATCTATAACACGGTGCTAATTCCGGCGCTGCGTAAGAACGTGACAGGGTCTACAACGGGCAGCAATAAGTACTTGTCCTGCCCCACAGACTTTCTGGCCGCGTTTTCAATGGCGGTGATTGACGGCACAAACAACTACGAGTACCTGTTGAACAAGGACGTGAACTTCATGCGGGCGGCATATCCCAGCCCGGATGATAAAGCGATGCCTAAGTACTATGCGTTGTTTGGCCCTACAGTCAACAGCGGAACGGTAACTACCGAGCTTAGCTTTATCCTCGCCCCGACTCCTGATGCTGTGTATTCGGTAGAGCTGCACTATTACTATTACCCAGCTACGATTGTCCAAGGAAGCATTAGTTCGTTGGGCACTCTTACTGGTGGTTCTGGGTATACCAACGGAACTTATTACAACGTGCCGTTGACAGGTGGCGTAGGGTCTGGCGCTCTTGCAACTATTGTGGTTTCTGGAGGCGCGGTTACTTCTGTATCGGTAACTCAAGGCGGGTCTTTGTATGTTGTAGGCAATAGTTTGTCAGCATCTACGTCGTACATTGGTGGCGGTACGAGCTTTAGTATTCCAGTGGCTACTGTAAGTAATACCACGGGCACGTCTTGGCTTGGGGATAACTACGATCCGGTGCTGCTGTACGGTTCGCTTGTCGAAGCCTACACCTTTATGAAGGGTGAGCAGGACATGATGACGTACTACCAAGCTAAGTACACCGAGGCGTTGCAACAACTTATTCGTCTGGGCGGCGCTCTTGAGCGTGGCGATGCGTACCGTGATGGTCAGTACAAAGGGAAGGCGATTCCGTAATGGCTATCCAACAAGGACTGACCAACAGCTTTAAGCAGGAGATGCTTCAGGCGGGGCAGAACATTATTACCGACACATTGAAGATGGCGCTGTACACAGCGTTCTCGGATGTCGGCCCACTGACCACGGCGTACACCACAACGAACGAAGTGACCGGCACGGGCTACACGGCTGGTGGGGTTGTGATGACAGGTGCGATTCTCAGCACTGATGTGACCACTGGCACAGTGTACGTGAACTTCAACAACGTCTCGTGGCCGGGGGCTAGTTTTACGGCGCGTGGCGCGTTGATCTACAACACGAGCAAGAGCAACAAATCGGTGGCTGTACTGGATTTTGGTTCAGACAAGACGTTTTCCGCAACTATCAATACCGTCACGATGCCGGTTAATTCCGCCACGACGGCGTTAATTCGTTTTCCTTAAGAGGTCATCATGCAAAAAGAATCTGGAAGCTTCGGAGATAACGCCGTAGCCACAATGCAAGCCAAAGGCAATATTGCCCCTGAAACTGTGGGCATCGAAGGACACTACCACGTCGTCTGCCGCGATAAGGATGGCAATATCAAGTGGGAAGATGAGTTCCCCAATCTGGTCATGGCCGGTG